GAAGATTACTCTTGCGTAGGAGGCGCAGGCATCTGCGCTTGGGCTTGCATACGGATTTTGTCCATCAGCGAAGCCAGCAACGCCATCACAGCGTTGATTTCTTGCACGTCAAGATCTAATCTCATGCTGACCTCCGACGACGGCCTGCTGGCGCGGGTGCGGGTGCTTCCTCGGCAACAGGTTCGGCCTCACCGTCCATGCTGATCCACTCGGTCACAGCAAACACAGGCGTATAGATCTTGCCGTAGGACTTGTGGGCGTAGTGGTCCTTTTTGAGGCTCACAACAGCCACAGGCTTGGTTTGATCCTTCTCGACCTGCTCGGCCAAAGCGACTGCAATGGCTTGAACCGCTTTCTTACCGCCCACTGACGTGGTGGTGTAACGCGCTTCCATACCCTTATCTTCGCCGCTGATGCACTTCAGTGACAGACCAACCTGAGTTTCCCAACCCTTCTTGGCACCTGGGGGCGCTTCGTCGAGTTCAGGCAATGGCTGGCTGACGCTGGTCATCTTCTCGGCCAACACCTCACCATCACCCCAAGCAATGAAGCCGTGGACAAAGGAGAAGGGATTGATCGCCCACTTGCTGTCGTCTTCGACTTCGGTCTGATCGGCACCGAAGACCCAATGGCCAGTCTTATCCATTTTCAGAATGACTGTACCGGCTGGGCCGACGTCTGCTTGGATCGCCCGCAGCGCGGTTGACAAAGTGGAAACTGCGGGCAAGCCCGCTTGAGAGAACGCTACTAAATTGGACATGATTTTCCTTATTGAAGTTTAGAAAGGGCGGCAGTTAACTGCTTCCCGATTTGAAGCACTTCGGGGCGTGGGTCGTCCACGCTTGCCAAAGTGTTACCTGAAGAGATGGCGACAACTAAATCGTCCGGCAAAGCAAGCTTGCGCTTTTTGAGCGCCTTTTCAGCCTTGGCCGGAGAGATTACAGATGTCTCCACCACTTCAGATTCTGTCAGACCAAACGCAAACAGGGCGACCTTGGCCTTGTCTTCGTCAGTCCATTGTCTGATGGCGCGCTTGGCCACCAGTTTGTAGTCAGGGAGCTTGGCTCCAGAGTCGAGCATCTGCAACGCCAAGGCGCGCAAGTCAGTGATCCACTGCTCCAGCATATCAGCATTCTTAAGATACGCGCTGATTGTGGGGGCGTCCAAGCCGTCGATTTGCGTCTTCAAAGCGCGGTCAACTGCGCCAGTCATCTGTGGGCAGATAGGCTTGGCCGCGCACCAACGGCAGTGGTCACCGATCTTGAGCTCAGCGTTGGGTTGTTGCGCCAGCTTGACTGCTTTGACCAAGTCCTTTTCAAACTGGGCAATGCGAGCAGGTGTGGTCACCCAACGCTTGACTGCTGGCGGCTGGACGATGACCATCTCAATTTCAGTCGCGCCTTCAAACGCCCATTTGGATTCTTCGGTACGCATGGCCGCAGCGGCGTAGAACATGAGTTGAGGATTCTCTTCTACCTCAACAGCCACGCCGTCACCGAATTTCCAGTCAAGTACAACAGCGCGATTGCCAATACGACCAATAAGATCTGTACTGCCAAAAACACCAGGCAACAGATCGCCAAAGCCAACGCGAGATTCCGCATCAATTTCCATCTCCTTGTTGGGGTCGATCTGATCTAACGCCGCAAGCGCAGGCACCAGTTTGTTGTCAATCAAGTCAAGCGTCAGCACTTGGTCGTTGTACTTGGTGTGCAAAAATTCTTCAGGGTGTTTGTCCGACATCACTATTTCAGCGATGACGTTGTGCAGCAGCGTACCCTCGTCGGCGTACTTGTTGCTGGGCTGGGGCGGCATCTTCTGCACCAAGGCCACACTGCCTGGGCAGTTCATAACGCGCTTGGCGGTTGAGCCGCCGACTATCTTACTGTGATCCACTGAACTCTCCTGTAATTGATTGAGACTGAACTATAGCACAGAAAATAAAACTGTGCTAAACTTTTTGACATGAAAGAAAAAATAGTTGAAAATCATTTCGTATGGGCGGTTGAGCGCATTGGTGGCAAGACGTACAAGTTCACGTCCCCAGGGCGCAAAGGCGTAGCTGACAGGATTGCGTGTTTGCCTGACGGCAGTACATGGTTTGTGGAGTTAAAGACCAAGGGCGGCAGGCTGTCAGTGTTGCAAAAAATGTTCATGTCGGACATGGCTTTGCTGAGACAGAACTACGCATGCTTATGGACAACAGAACAAGTCGATGAATGGGCAAGAGAACGAAATTATGGATTGGGAATTGACGCATGAGCACAAATGACTTTCGATTTTGGGTTTGGTTATTTGTCGTTGTATTTGTGTTTTACGGCGACCCAGATGTGTGGGACAAGATGCACGATTACGTAATGCACATTGAAACATGCAAATGAAACTTAGACCCTACCAAGACGAAGCTGCTGACTTCTTGTACGAGCGCGACCGAGCCATGATTTTGGCACCTGTCGGCGCTGGCAAGACAGCCATCACCTTGACGGCCATGCAAGACATGCTCTTCAACGAAGAGGTCGGGCGTTTCCTTGTCTTGGCTCCCAAGCGCGTCTGTACCGACGTGTGGCCAGTCGAGCAACCCAAGTGGGCACCCTTCCACGAAATCGCCGTGGCGGTGGGCACACCCAAGCAACGGCTGGCGGCACTTCGTTCTGACGCGCGCATTGTGGTCAGCAATTACGACAACATCCAATGGCTGGCCGAGCAGGCGCTGGACTTTGACGCTATTGTGTTTGACGAACTGACACGCTTGAAGAACCCATCAGGCACACGTTTCAAAGCGTTGCTGAAGGTGCTGGAGCCCATGACCGTGCGGTGGGGCTTGACGGGTTCCTTCACTAGCAACGGTTTGGAGGACGTGTTTGGCCAGTGCAAGATTGTTGACCAAGCGTTGCTTGGCAGGTCTAAAGGCGCGTTCATGCAGCAATACTTTGTATTGGTGAATAAAGACTTCGGTGAGTGGGCACCACGCGTCGGATCGTTGGCCGGCGTCATGGAGCGCATCAAACCGGCGACTTACGTCTTGGATGCTGGCGACTACAAAGACAAGCTGCCACCCATAAACGTGGTCGAGGTGCAATGCGACTTAGACGACCGTGAGCCCTACGAGAAGATGAAGAAGGACTTCCAAGCGTTGGACGTTACCGCGATAAATGCGGGCGTGGTCACAGGCAAGTTGCAACAGATGGCCAGCGGGTTCGTATACGACACACGTAGGACTGCCTCCGAAACACCTGGTAGGTTCGATTCTACGCAAACCGCCGTATGGTTTAGCAGCCATAAATTTGATCGCCTTGAGGAATTGCTCGATGAAAACCAACACGCCAATACCATTTTGGTCTACCAGTACCAAGAAGAACTCGCCGAGATTAAGCGACGTTTCACCGTTACGACCCTTGATGACGTGGACGCAATTGAGCGATGGAACGACGGAAAGGTCAGACTACTCGCAGTCCATCCAAAGTCAGCGGGTCATGGCCTCAACCTTCAGTTTGGGGGCTGTCACATGGTGTTTCTGTCCTTGCCGTGGAGTTTGGAACTGTACGAACAGACCGTTGGCCGTCTGCACCGCTCAGGCCAAGCACACGCTGTGTGGGTCTACGTGATGATGACCAACAAGACTGTGGATGAAAAGATTTGGGGCGCGCTACACGACAAGCGCGCCGTGTCAGATATTGCAATGGAGGAACTGAAGTGAGATTACTTAAATGGAAGACCCAGCTAAAGGCTGAGAAGTCTATTCACAAGATATACCAACGCGACTTCAACGCCGCTTGGCGTAAGTTGAGCAAGAGCATGGAAACAATTAAAAAACTGGAGGACAAAATTGCAACTCACCTGGCGTCAATTAAACAATGAACTCAAGACTTTTGACGAGCAAAAGGTCTTGGACATGTTGAACCATGAGCGCGCGAATGCTAGGCGTGTGGTGGTGCTAGAGCGCCTGCATCAACGCTACACCACGCTCAGAGCGTCACGCGAACGTATTGAACTTTTACAGGAGGCTAGACAACCATGAAGTATTTTTTATTTTTGCTGTTAAGTGGCTGCGCCGCAGGATCGTCTTGGAACGCCAGTCTGCTGGATGGTCCTAGCGGCAACGCCGAGCAGAAGTTAACCTTGGACAAGGACATCCAAGCGATGAGCCGCAACGAGGTGATCTTGGCCGTGCAGGAGTGTGAAAGCTCTGGCCTGCGAGCTGTGATGATCATTGCCAAGCGCAAGATCAACAACTACACCGCAGACGTTGTTGCTGACGTGTCTTGCGCGCCTAAATACAGGTATTGATATGACACAAGAAGCATTGAAGCTGGCGCTTGAGTGGTTTAAGTGCTACGCCGACAAATCAATGTCACGCAACAACGCTGAAGCATTGGCAGATGAAGTTGTTGAGGCAATTGAAAAAGCCTTGGCACAGACGCAAGAGCTTGATGCCATTGCATCTATCCTTGCCTGTCGAAATATGTTGGATGCACAACCAGTTCCCGAAGTTGACCGAGTTATTTGGCCTGAGAGCACAGAGCAAGATCCTGTGGCGGTATATGGTTACTGTCCTCAGTGTGGCGCAAAGGGCGTGATGCGTGAAAGGCGACCAAACGGCAACGATAAATGTGCAAATGGTCACACATACCCATCAAGTACATCCACCCCACCACAGCGCACATGGGTAGGGCTGACGGATGAGGAAGTCCGAAAAATCTGCGTCAATGAATGGGGAGGTTACGAACAGTGTCGAGCCATTGAAGCCAAACTCAAGGAGAAGAACACATGAACGTAGGACGCTATTTAAGGGGCGAAGACCGCCATGTTGGTACAGCAAGAACAACACAGTTTCAGCAACCACAGCGCACATGGGTAGGGCTGACGGCAGATGAAATTTGGGATGAGTGGCTTGAGCAGTCAAAGCCAGAGCGCAACACGCACAACTTTGTTGTCGCTTTTACCCGAGCCATTGAAGCCAAACTCAAGGAGAAAAACACATGACATTCAGAGAGACAACCATCAAGTACATCAAGGATGTAATCAGGGCAAGAACCATTCATGAAATTATTGCCAAGGAACTTCAAGAGGCACATCTACGCAAGTTGGAAGCTGAGACTGCCCAAGAGTATGCAATTGCGGCTATTCAGTACAACGAGGCAAGGATTCAACGCTTGCAGAGGCGGTTGTTGAAACACACAGAAACGGGCGACTATGCTTGAACGCATACGCACATTCTTTGGAAAAACTAAAGACAAGGCAACTATAGTTGCCCAAGGGACAGCGTGGTATTGCACCGAATGCAAGTTGGTATTCATAACTAAGGCGGCTGGTGACAAGCATAGCTGTGAGTACCGTTTTGAAGATTCAATAGTGGGGATGAGAAAGAATGCTGAAACCAAAACGTGAACTGACCAAGAACGGTAGATCTATCACCGTTAAAGTAACACAGAGCGAGTACGACGAATGGGTGAAACTCGGCAAAGGTAAATGGTTGAGGTCGTTTTTGAAAGACAGCAGATTTGAAAGGAAAGCAAATGCCAGCGTTTGAAACATGGAGCCAAGAAAACTTGGCCAAGTTTGCTGCGGAAGCCTACGCCAAGATGCAAGAACAACACGACCGCATCGAACAATTGCAAAATGAATTGAAAGACGCCATCAAGGCGTACAGGGAGTTAAATAAATGATTGCAACCGTACTTGCCTTGGCCATAGGCGCAATCATCGGCGTTGGGACGCTGTTCCTTTTGGCTATGCTTTTGGCACACGTTCAAAATGTGGACAGTCCACCAGATTGGAGAAGTTCCCTCCCCAACGATTCTTTGGGTGAAGAGCCTCCCAATAAGCCCCAAGAGGCGCAAGAGTCACCTTATCCCAAATAATCTTGCCATCCCGAAAAAAGTTAAGGTCGATGGCGCAGCGCTTGAGGTGGATGCTGTTCATGGTTTTAGAACGCCCCGCCTTAAAGTGCAAAGCCTGTTGTTCGGGTGTCCGCGCCAACTCGCCGCCAGTCACCATAAAACCTTGGTCGGTAGCAAATTGGATCAGTTTGCAGGCATCCAACAGAAATGCCGCTTGTTCGGTAGATAGGCTCATTTCTTCCTCATGTCAGCAAGTTTTTCAATTGTGCGTCCACCAAAGTAGGCACCCATGATTAACATCCCCCAGTTACCCAGCAAGGTCACGTAGGACTCGTTTGCGTTGTACCCATAGGCTGACATCATGGCAAACAAAAAGTACCCTAGAAAGATCGCTATGAGCGACATGGGGCGAATGTTCTTGGATAGCCAGGAGTCGCTGCTCATATCCGCTTGCCAACGGTCGGTAATGTTGTCAGCGTCGTTCTGCGCGGCCTTGGCCAGCAGATCAAGCTCGGCCAGCTCCATCTTGGCCTTCTCAATGCCCAACTCAAGCAGGCGCTCTTCATGTTCAAACTGCAACTGGCGCAGCTTGCTGACGTCTTCAGGCGTGGGGTTGTCGGGGATCTTCACGCCAAGCGTGTTCTCGACCACCTCTTTGCCTTTGGCTTGGATGGCGCTGGAGAGCAGTCCTAGCCCGTTTTGGGCAAGACTACCTAATAGGGTGGCTACGATAGGTAACATCTGATTTTTTCTCCAAAATGGTTATGTCTATGCAAATCGCCTCAACCGTCCTGCCTTGTTTGATCAGTTCAATTTTTTGTTTTGCAATTTCCTGCTCACACTTTTTTTCGCTCAACGTGTAAATCTCTGACTGGAAAAACGCACATTCCAATGCAATGCAGATGTACAACAAAGGAATGTAGATGGTCATTTTTCTTTTTTGGCCTCATTGATTAAGCGTTGCACCTGCTCTTGCTGGCGCTTGGTCTCTTGTTTTGCTTCCAAAATATCCAAGTACATCGCCCCCATGATCGGCAAAAGAATCCCAAACACAATCACCATACTGAGAAAAGCAATTATGAACCCCACTTCACTATCCTCATTTGTCGGATTGCTAGTAACAGGAGGTGGAGGTATATAGTAACTATCATTACCGCCCCGATTATTAGCGCCCTGTCTTGGAGTTGGTTTAGCATTTTTCGCCGTTGCCATGCTGCCACCCTATCCTTTGCTTCTTGCGCTAATCTTTCCTTTTCCTGTTCAGCTTGCAACCTTTCAAACTCATCCTGAAACCTTGTCCAAACTGCACCAAGGGCTGGGTCAACGCCATAAATCAACAATTCTCTTAACTCTACTGCTTGGCGTTCCAATTCCATTTCTTGAAAAATGTTGTCAAGGGCTTGGGCTTTTAGTGATTTACCCTTTGGCGGGTTTTTCTTTTGTTCGGCAGCGGCGGTTTTAACTTGTTCATGGGCATCAAAAAATTTACCGATGTAACTAGAAATCTCCATTGTGATGTTGGTGACATCTTTGGAAGCCGCTTTGCAATCCTTATAAAACGATACGGCCTGCTTAATAGCGGCGATAGCGGCAAGGGCTGCGGTGAACGGATCAATTTCACGCTCCTAGAGCTTTAAAACAAGCGTCAACAGCATTCCAATGATGGCGGCACATGACCCTATCAATATCTGCTCAATGCGCTTTAAACGTGCGTTTATGCTGTCGTAGCGCAGTTCACACACAGCCTCATGCGTATCTACCCGAGCTTCTATTGGTGTCATTGTGTCACCTCATCTGCTGGCAATGGTGTGTTGCCCAAGGCAAGCCATGCTAGGTAGGTTTGGTAGTCGGTGTTGGATTCATCCATAGGTATAAATGCGTTATCTGACAAACGCTTAATTGAACCGCCAAGGGGTAAAAGTTTATATTCCATTTTTAAAGCTCCGCACTAATGTCAAGATTGGTGTTAATGTAGATAAATGCACCTTGTGCTGTATAAGAGCCAGTTTGCAAATAAACTCGGCAGGCTTTTGTTGTGAGTTGGTCAATGCCCACAGGTGTCTGTGCATTTACATCTCCAGCAGAACCAACAAAATTTAATGTTCCGTTTAAAACAGCGGTTGCGTTTGCTCGTTTTTCAGTCTGCCAATGAATATAGCCATACCAAGCACCTGTACGAATAGCCACCATGCCCATAGGGCCAGCAGGAAGACGTTCAAAATATCTCTGACAAAGTTGAAGTTCAGTCCCAATTGGTCTGTAATCAAATGACGTTGCAACAGACGAGTCTTCTAACTGCACATTACCAATAACCCAAGTGCCTGAAGTTTGAGCGCCAACAGTAAAGACAACCTCAATACCTGTTGTAGCGGCGGCAGGAATACTTATTTGGGTGCTGTAATTAGTTAAAGTTGATGTGACAGTAAATGTGCCTGTTGCAATCTGAGTGCGTGTAGGGCTTGCCAATGTGCCAAAGGTGTCTGCTGTGGTTGCATAGTATGCAGTCCATGTGACTGTTGTCAGCAAGCTGTTTGAAAGATTAACAGACAACGTGGCATTAGAGCCAGCCATGTCATAACTATTTAATTGTTCAATGCGTTGACCAACGCCAATTGCCGTGACTGACGCTGCGCCAGTAATCTGCAAGTTATTCTTTATCGCGCCTGAACCAGCTACCTGTGCCGCAGCGACGTTTGCACCTGTACAGTAGACATAAAAGCGGTCAACAGTTGAATAGCCAGCCGCAATGGTTGAGCCAGCAGTGATGGTTGCAGACGTTGCTCTTTGTGCAATTTGCATTGCGCCATTGATGATGCGGTTGCGAAAGCCAAACGTGGAAGCAGAATCAAATTGCCCTGCAAGGGTAATACCTGTTGTTCCTGATATTGAGATAGGCATGATTTTTATCCTTGAATGTTTGGCAGAATACTTGGCGCAGGTGGATTGGGGTCAGTGAAGACCCCGTTGGCGTAAGTCCATCCAACAGTAGCCCAAAGTTCTGGAATCGCTACCGAGCCTTCTTCAAAAGCAGGGGGTGTGCCTATTGGTTGTTCTGCGTATTCCACGGCATTCAAAACAACTCCGTCTTTAACAATTGCATATCGTTGCATGGTTGTTCCTTAAAAATAAGCGGTTACAAAGATTAAGCCAGCACCGCCAGCACCGCCAGCCGAGCCGCTTGTTCCCGCCGTTCCCGCCGTTCCCGCCGCACCAATAGCGTATGAATAAGAAGCTGAAGGACTGGTAATTAATGCTTCAATATAGCCGCCAGCACAGCCACCGCATCCAGAGCCATAGCTTGTGCCAATATTATTTTGAGTTGCTGCGCCTCCACCTGAACCAGTATTTGCTACTGCTGAAACACCTGAAACACCCCACCATTGTGCTGCGCCAGCGCCTCCTAATGGACTTGCGCCACCAGCGCCACCTGAAATTACTGCCGAGCCATTAAAAGATGAGAATTGTGCACCACCACCTACTGCCCCTTGCAAAGCAATTCCTGTTGCTCCAGCCCCTATTGTTGCGGTTCCAGAATTTGAAACAGTCGCTCCGTAAACTCCACCACTGCCGCCATTACAAGTTAATAAAGATGTTCCAAATGTAGTGCTTCCTCCAGCACCACCATTTCCACCACCACTTGTTCCTGCTCCTGAACCACCACCACCGCCGCCGACCATCTTCACAGTCAAGTACCTAGCGCCAGTTGGCGTTGTGTATGTACCAGAACTGCTTGTGTAGGTGGTTACTTGAGGAGCTACGGCAACAGCCAAAGTGGCAGTTGTTTCCGGCAACGTCAGCGTGTAGTCGCTGTTTGTATTAGGTGCGGCAATTGTCAGCGTACCTGTGCCGCTGGCATTGCCTGAGACTTTTACTAAACTCATGCTAATTGCTCCTCTGTAGGTTTAGCAAGTGTTGGGTGTTCCCACTTCGCAATATAGTCACCTTTGCCATCAGAGTCGTTTTGCAATGTTATGACTATCATGAAGTCACGATCTGTGAGTTCGGGATATAGGGTTGTGATTTTTTCGTAGAGTGTCATCATGCCGCCCTCACTAAAACACCATCAAACCACGTTGCTGTTGATGCAGTGTATTGTGCTGTGGTTGCTAAAACATAAGCAAATAATTCAACATAATCAGTTGAGCCATTTAAATAAACTTGTGCAGAAACCCCTGTAGCAAATGTACTTCCACTTGCTGTTCCAAGATTTACCCCAAACCGATACGCAGAACCATTTTTGTAAATTACTGGAATTGCTCTGCTTGCATTTGTACTAGTTCCAGCATCAAGAGAGCCACTAATTAAATAATATCCAGCAACATTAGGTGTAAAACGATAATTTGTTGTGCTATCAAAACAACTTGCGGTGTCCCAATTTTCAGAGTTAAAAACCATCTTGGTAAAAACACCTGATGTAATAGTCGTTGTTCCAGTAACAGAAGCACTAAACGCAGGGCCAGTACCCGCTACACCTGAAGCTATTTCAGGCTGTGTAATGATTGCATCAGGCAAACCACCAGCACTTATGCCAGTAATCGTTCCTGTTCCATTTATTGTGATTGGCATAATAATTCCTTAGAGAACAACCCAGTTGCTACCACTGGGAATAGTTACTGTGATGCCGGAATCGACAGCGATCGGGCCGGTTGACATTGCGTTGAAGTTGGTCGTGATTGTGTAGTCTGCTGTCACTGTTTGGCCGTTCTCCACAAAGACTTGATCGGTGCCGCCGCCGGTAGCGCCACCACCCAAAGCACCCCATGCCGACGCATTGTAGCCTTCGAACTTGCCGGTTGTGGTGTTGTACCGGACCATGCCAGTCACTGGTGTGGGGCGCTGCGCTGTCGTGCCGACGTTGAGCTTGGAGGCTGTGGTGTCGGTCAGTGAGATCGTGGTGAAATAAGCCGAGTTGGGCGTCACATCACCAATCACTGGCGGCGCGGCGAAGGACGCTACGGTCAGGGTGACGGCAATGTTGTCGGTGGTGAACAGCAACACGTCATCAGCGTCCTTGACCACGTATTTGTACGACGCGGTGCTCAAGAGCCAAATGTCAGCTTGGCCAAGCGAGTTCAATATGATCGGGTTGGTGTTGGTCGTAACCCCAGCCGCGTCAACGTAAGTCGTCGCTGGTGTGGTCGTGCCCGCTGCGTAGGTAAAAATCTTACCCCCCGCCAAAGGAATGCCATCGGAGTCAAAGAACTGTTGCTTGGGGGTTGGAGAAAGCAATGCCATGTGTTTTCCTTATGGATATTGTGGAGCCATGCCGCTCATGTCAACACGCAGCGCGTTTTGATTTTGTTGCTTGGGCGCAAGAGTGTTTGTTGGCGCTTGAGGCATTACTGCCGCGCGAGCCGCCGCCGCGCCAGCTTTGCCATACCGTGAAGGGTCAGTCAAAATACGCAACACACCCGCACGTTCAACAGCGGGTAAAGTGTTGAGCATTTCTAACGCAGATTTACCCGACAGCATACCCTCTTGTAATTTAGCCGCAACTTTTTTGTTTAACCGTTTTTCAAGTTCGTCAAACGTGACGTTGCCGATAGTTACGTCGCGTCTAAGCATACTGGGTAAATGCGGAAACGACCGGCCTACATCTTCAATCGTAGCGGCAAATTTTTCTTTGCCTGCCGTAGCGGCTTCTTTCATTGACTTTGCGCGCTCAACGCCGACAGCAAGTTTTTCTAACGTAGGCATCTTACTGCCCATCTCTTTAAAGATGTCGTAACTGCCTGGGCCAAAGATAGCTTCCACCGCATCTGGGTTATTACCGCGTACAAGACGAACGTACTCTTGTGGAGAATCTTTAAACAACTTTGCCGCTTGCGCTGCCATAGCTTTTTGGTCAATGGCTTGCATCCCCTGCGAATATGTTTTGAGGTAATTGCGCCAGCCGGTGCCGCCTGCTTTTTCAATTGCATCGTCAATCAAAGGCCGCACTTCTTGTAACACGCTGCGCGTTACTTTGGCGCTGATCTTTGGATCAGTCTGGCCAAGAATTTGCATGATACGTTCGTTGATACCTTCTTTGCGAAGGGTGTACAGATCATGCGCATCAATGACGCCGCCGCCTTTTTCTGTCAAATTTACAATGTCATCTCTAATTGATTCCAACACTTTGGTGACGTTTGAACTTGCGCGGAGCCCTGGTTGCGCCAATTTACTGTCAATGGCTGCTGTAATACCGCCCGCGTCCAATGGGCGCAAACCGTAGTCTTCCAAACTGCCAATCTGGCGCTCCAAAAAGCCCGCTTCGGCGCGGCGTTGTTTGGCTATGTTGGCAAAAATGTCGGACGCTTCTTGCCATTGCTCAGATACAAACTTGTTAGCACGTGCAACTTTTCTGTCGTTTACACCAGGTACACCTGCCTCTGAAACCATTCCGCGAGAGGCTTGTGAACGCGCAACCATTAACCGTCTAGCGGCATCATCCGCAACATTTCTACGTTGCAACGCCTCTGTACCAGCATGAATTCCAGACACGCCAGGCATTGGATTGCCGGCCGCACCAGAAGGTAGATTTGGAGGCATACCTTCGCGCAAGGCATTTATCATGCTTGCTTGGCGTTGTTGTGCCTGTGGTGCTAATTGGTTTATTGTCTTGGCCGCTTGATTGGCCGCGCCCAACTCAACATTTCGCATGTCTTGCGTCAGTTGATTCAAGCGTTGAATTGATTGCTCATACGCCCGCCGCGCTTCGGTTTCGTTGCCACCTTCAGCCATACGCTGCAACACCGCAATGTCATCCGCCGCTTGCTGTTTCAGCTTTAGTGATATGTCGTCGGTTTTAGCCGCAAACGCACCCAAGGCTTGAAAAGCGTTACTTTGTACGCCCGCCGCAGCTTGAGCAGCCGTTAAATCTTCAGGTGCGGCGGATAGCGCGGCGCGGATAGCGTTGATGCGATCGCCTGCCACTTCACGTGAAATCTTACCTGCTTTAACTGCGGCAAGCTGGCCGCTAAACGCGTCTTTAAGAAATCCCGCACCCTTAGCTAAATAATTTACTGTAGTGCCTGCTAACGGCATGGCTGCGCCAATTGCCGCGCCTGTTTCAGTATCTGCGGGGTTTATTACCGCCGCAGTAGCTCCGCCGGTGATTGCGCCGCCTGCTGAACGTGTGCCTATATCAGCAAGACGAGCGGCAGCGGGTGTGCCTTTTTGTAAAACTTTACCAGTTGAAAACCCACCAGATCGAATGGCTTGCGCCAAAGGTGCAGCGGCAGGTACTGCACGAAGAGGTGCGGCAATCATGCCACCCACAGGAAATGTTGCACCTACTTCAGCGGCCAACTCACCTGCGCCAGTAGATACAGGAAATTCTTGCTTGAAAGGTGCTACTCTACCTTGCGATTCTGCAAGCCGTCGTGCAGCGTCTTTTTGCAATTCGCGGCCATAATATTCTGCGTATGAGCCTTGCCGGCCTAACTTTTCTGCCCCCATACCCAACAATCTTTGCCCGCCAAACATAACATTACCAACGCCGCTGATAACGCCTTCTGATGCGGCTTGGATAGGAGCGCCAAGCGTTTCAAAAAACCCGCGCTCTTTACGTTGCGCGGGTATCTCAGATGGTGGCGCGGGGGGCGCTTCCAACTTAGAAACATCGTACCCATTGGCTTTTAGCTTGGCCGTAAGGTCAGCCTTAGACATGCCATCGGGGACATTTTTTATGACTGTGCCGTCAGGCAAGCGGACATCCATTATTTTAGGCTCCCAAAGTCAACGACCTTGCCGCCGCTAGAGGCTGCTGGCGCAGGTGGTTCGCCTTGATTCTTGTAATCATAAGTCATGTCATAGGCCTCACGCAAACGCTGCTTGGATGACCTAGTTGCGCCGGCCGCTTCTCTTAACGCTCTGCTCAAATCGGTGGTGTCTTGTGTGCGGTTGATAGGCGCAAACGCATCGCGCAAGTATTGACCTTCTTGGTTTGATACGTTGCCCAACGCGCCGCCAGTAGGAGACGCAGAGCGCATGTTTTGCAATTCTTGAAAACCGCCTCTAGCGACAATGCTGTCGTACAAGGCTTGTGCTGCGCGCGCTTCTTTGGTGACCGCAGGTGTGCGGCCATAAAGCAAACCTGAAATACCTGATAAGCCAGGATGGTTGGCCAATTTTTCCAAATCAGCAGTCAATCTATCTGCGCTTGACTCAAATGTTTTAATCGCAGATGTGGCGGCAGGGAATTTAGCTTCACGTGTTTGAATTTCTTTTGGTGCTAGCCCTTCCATTGCGTTTGCAGGGGTCATACCTTTGCTTATAGCTTCTTCACGGCTGACATAGATTGGTTTGCCGTTTGGCCCAACAACCGCAACTGGTGGTTGAGGCTGTGGAGGCTGTGGAGGTGGTCGGCTCTGTTGAGCAATTTGTATTTTTTGCGCTTGAACATTTGCTGGCAACGGCACGTCAGAGTACGTTCCAACTGACTTAGGCGCGCCACCAAGCCCAGGTGTTTGAACTACTTGCTTTTGACCGCCTTGGTCAACAACAGATGTAGTTGGCTTGTTCAACTCCATGAACTTTTCAACGCCTAATTTAGACTGATTCAAAAAGTTAGCAAAGGCTTGTGGGCCTTGGTTAATTGCTTGCTGAACACGTGCAAGAGACTGGTCTAGCGTAGTTCCATATTTTGCTAATTCAGGGCCAAGAATGGGGTGCGCGTGACTTGCCTTAACCCAGTTTATATACGCTTGCGGCGCGGTGGGGTCAGCGGGGTCAATTGTGTCCAAAAATTGTCGAGATTGTTTTAGCGTAGCGTCAACTAACTCAGATTTTTGTTTAGCTAAAATAGTTGGTTGCGCTTCAACTTCACCTTGTAATTTTTGTAAAGCAAATGGTTGCGCTTTTACTTTACCTTGCGCTTCTTCAAGCAAAGCCTGTTCTTTATCTGCTTCAGTCAGCGTTTTTTCAATCCCAGGTAACTTAGACCCAAAGCCACCTCTAGCCAAAGATTCACGTAGAAGGTTGCGGTTTATTTTTCCTGTGGTTGGATCGTACGCTTTTGCATACGCTTCATTAAGAGCGTTCAGCGTTTCTTCTTCACGTTTTGCCGTACCTAATTGGTATTTCGCCAACGCATTTTGATTGCGCGCGTTTTGAATTTGCGCTATTTGGCTGTATTGAGCGAGAGGATTTTCAATTTGTACTGGTCTAATGCCAAGAGCAATGTTTGAGTCTATGGTTGCCATGTTTTACGCTCCCAACGCTTTAATAAGCGCTTGATTTTGCATATAGCCTAAACCAGTACCTAACGCGCTTGTCAACGCGTTTGCTTGGCCAACATACCCCGACGCGCGGGCATTTGCGCCGCCAATCAAAGCATTTGAAGCATTTGCGCCGTAATTGCCAAGAGATGCGTTAATGTCAGATGTCATAGATTGGCCATAGTTGCCAATTGTGTTGGCGGTACTTTGACCTTGCCCAGCCAAACTTTGCAAAGGTTGCAACAAGTTAGCGCGGTTGGTTTGGTAACGATTAAACGCGTTGGTGTATTCTTGCGATCCTAAATCTTGGCCAAATCTTTGCAATGCTTTGCCGGTGCCGCCTGACAGCAAACCGCCACGGGCTGCGGCAGATCGCTCCAAGGCTTTTGTACCTTCACTTAGGCGAAACGCGTAACCTGGGTCGGCTTGAAAATCAGACATGCCAAAGTCCCTAGTTGCTGAACCGTAGCCTTGCGCGCTAGTGTTACCGCTTAACCCAAGCACATCCATCAAACGATTTTGGCCTTTTATGCCTGCCTGGCGAAATGGCTCTTGCAACGCAACATTAGCCGCGTATTGTTCCCTTGCCAACGCAATCTGTTGATCGGAAATGGCTTTGGACATATCAGCGGACTGCGACGCCGCTTGAGATTGCGCGCTAGCAGCTTTGCCCGATGCCTGTGAAGTTAGGTAAGCACCACCTATAATTGCTGTTGCTACTGCTGACATGTCAACTCCTTAAATTCAATGCCCGACAACGCCAAAGCCTGTCGGTAGTCAATTGTTATTTCAGTACCCATATCGCCGCCTTTGCATCCTTCAATGTCAACTAGCGCGACAAGATCAATATCGCCGTTGGGTAATTTAACCATTTCGGCGTTTGGTGTTTTTGAATGGTTGGTAAACCGGCCACCTTGTGTCCGATAGCCGTCTATTCTGGCCGCGCAAATGATGTCACCTGATTTTAGTGGTGAAGTCAAAAACAAACCTTTGCCTTCGATAGGCGACTCAGCTACACGCGTAATTTGACTATCAACCCATTTTTGATCGTACTCGTTTTCAGATTGCTGTTTGGCCAATTCATGGGGAATGCCGCATTCATCAAGCAACTTAAAATAGTCTTCGCGGTCTTCCACGCGGTTTAATTTTTCAACCGCTAATTTAGCTTGTTGGTCTTGCAACCACTCTTCGCTTTTCTCAACAAAAAAAGCTTCCACTGCGTCTGGGTCTGTCAATTCAGTGGCGTAAACATTTTGCCAAACCATGTCTTCTAAGATATACCCAATTTTGCGTCCAGCTTTGCCGGTAAAGATCATTGGCGCGGTCAACACTTGAGTGCCGCCGTCGTCTTTAACGATCATTACCGCGCCGCGCAACATGATGTTTAAATGGTCAAATTTTTGTTTGTGGCCAATGGCCAAAGTGCCCGCTGGCATAAAAACTTCACGGATGCACACCCCTGGGCCAAAGTGATGGACAACAGAACATTTCACTTGTGGAAATTGCAGAAGCGTTTGCTCAGGCTTATCCAACATGCTTAATTGCTTTAGCGCAAGTTCGCCTGTTTGGACTACGACGTCGTTCACGAAATCTCCCGACCGCTGACGCGGATGTTGATGGCGCTGGCTGTTCCGGCGATTGTAGAAATAAAACTGCCAGGAGACAATATCTGGCCAACAAGTTCAGGAAAAGTGTAAACCTCAGACGCACCCAAAGATTTGGTTTTAGTGATCAGATTTCGGTCACCTGCCGTGTCGGTGTAGGTCACCAAGTTCACGCTAATCGTGGCAGATGACGCGCTAAAATTGGTGGCAGTAAATTTATCAATGATGGTTGTGACGTTGACGGCAGTGTACTGAGTTGTCTGCGTGGCTTCAGCAACTTTAGCGGGGATAAGGTTTTTTGCCGTTACGGTCATGGTCTTTCCTTAAACAACGACCCAAGTAGAGCCGGAAGAAACGGTCACCGAAATACCGCTGTTTACAGTCACAGGGCCAGCAGACAAACCATTGTTTGCAGTGGCGATAGTATAGCTTGTGGCCACCGTATTGGCGTTAATTTGTATACCATTGCTAGAAACATGCGCCAAAGCCGTCAATTCGCCTGTAGATGGCTTGTACAGGTAGTTGGCGTTGCTGGTGTAGATTGTAGTTGGCGTGCCAGTCGTGGCCGCAGCAAACAGCGGGTACAAGTTGGACGCCGTGGCTGTGTCGTTGCTGATTGACGCGCCCGACACCACCGTTGCCCATGTGCCGTCACCCCGCCAATAAGTCGAGGCCGACGCGCTGGTGCCGCTGTTCAAGTTGGTGACCGGCAAGTTGCCGGTGACTTGAGTGGCCAAGCTCACGTTGCTCAAGGTGCCGCCCAGCGTGATGGTGCCTGTGGTCGTGATTGGACCACCTGTCAGCGTGATGCCGTTGACCGTACCGCTGGTGGCCACCGAAGTGACCGTGCCGCCAGAGTTGCTTGAGTTGATGGTTTGATTGGGCCAACTGCCTGTAATGGTCACGTTGGTGCCCGCTACCAGCGCAGGTGTGGCCGTGCCTGAGCCGCCGTTGGCCACCGCCACAATGCCCGTCACGTTGGACGCAGTGCCAGTAGTGTTTTGGTTCAGCGTGGGTACATCCGCAGCCACGATGGCTCGGAAGACAGGCGCGCCTGCCGAGCCGTCGGGCGCGGCAAAGAAAAAGTTGGCCGTTTGACTGGCCAAGGTGCCGGTCAGGGTGCCTGTTGTTGTAACTGGCGAGCCGGACACAGTAAAAATGGCGGGTAGGGATAACCCTACAGAAGTGACCGAACCGCCGCCAGTGCCCGCGCCAATGGCCGTACGGAAGCTGGCCGCGTCTAAAGCGCTAATGGTGTTGTCGGCGTTAAATTGAGGAAATGTGATCGCGCTGGGGTTGGTCAACGTAAACATGTTGCCACCAATGGTGGTGGCCCCCAAAGACGTGCGGCCAGTGGCTGCTACCAAATTGGTTGCGCCGCCGTCCCATTGCAGCCGTTCAGAATAAGCCGTATCCCATTCAGTCTGCTTGGCGGTGGTAGGGATTGAGTAGCCTGCCGTAAATGTCACCGCCAAAGTGCCCGCAGACGTGATGGGTGAGCCTGTAACGGTCAGGCCGGTTGGTACGGTCATGGCCACCGAAGTCACCGTACCAAAATAATCTTCGCCTGCGCCGGTTGGTGGGCCAATTTGCAATTCATCCAATGATGTCGTGTTGCTGCCGCCGCCGGTCAAGTTAAACAAGTTTAAAAAGAACCGATACCATTCACGCGACATCAAGCCTGTCCTGGGGTCAATAAAATCGACCCGCGAGGAAGGTATGTTCGTTATATTAAGTAATTCAGGCATTGGTCGGGCTTAGTATTAACTCAGCACCGACAATGGCAATCTTTACCGGATCGGTGCCAGACACCTCATAAACTCTGTCCCGCAACTTGAGAGTCATGCCCAATCGCCGCCAAAAGACGCGGTGAAAGTATTGCCCAATTTTGCCCATTGATGACCAATGCTCATTGCTCCATGTGTGGCCACCATCATCTGACCAACGCAACATGACTTGCGGGTCGTTGCCTTGACCAGTGACCAATCCAATGCCTGATTGGCAATCTAATTGCAGACTGTGATGGGCGGTGCGTTTTAGGTTATTTTGGCCAGTAGGTAGTGCTCTCCATGACCGCAGCCATTTTTGAATGCCACCATTGTCAGCAAATACATCAAGGTCAAAACGGTAGATATTGCCGTTTTCATAATCGCCCACAATAATGTTGCCGCCAAAATTACACTGGCAGTTGGAACGGTGGCGCATAAATGCACCGTTGTCCCATCCTGCGCGCTCATGCCACGCGCCGGTGGCTACGTCGTAAACCCATGTGGCGTTGCCGGTGGGGAACGTCAGCACGTAAAAAGCGTGGCCTTCTTGCTGATACGTGTAGGCAATGGCGTCAGCCAAATTGCCGTACTGGGCAATTGCATACTCAACCGCATGGGTAGAAACCCTTGTGCCGGTGTAGCCGTTGGCTCGGTAGACGATGCCTTGGCCACGGGCGTCAGTGCCTAGCCAGAACAAACCGTTGTCCAGCTTGGCAATGGAAAAAGTAGCCACACAACCAATTTCGTTAAACGCGCCTTGAATGCGGGTCAAAGGAAAGTCGGCCAAGCCCGCGTCGTACCAAACTTCGACCGAATCAGTACCAAACAGCCATGCTTCGCGGTGGTCAACAATCAAGCCAACCAAACCGTCAGGCGAGCCTTCGGCGCTGGCAAAATCCAACGCGTCGATCTGAGTACCTTCAAAAATGCTGGTGACCCACACTCTTTGGCTATTAGGTTGGGTAAACACAAAATAGCCGTCCAAATAACCCACAGTCAACGCGCCAGGGAAATCTGGGTCAGTGATTTGTTGAAAGACGTTGGTGACTTCGTTGTAGATGTAGCTAGGGCCGTTGCAGGCAAAAAAGATCTGTGTGCCGTTGTCAGCAATGGAAACTGGACCAGTGCCCGACACTGTGCCCAAAAGCGTGGGAGTGCCGGTCATGCTACTAAGCTTGAATACTTGAACGCCCGACACGACGTAGAAGTCAGTGCCGTTTGTTTGGTGCGCCCACAGCCCACGGATAGGGCCTGTGCCGATCGTTTGCAAAAATTGAAGGCCAGGGCAACGGCTCAGGAAAGCGGCCTCTTTGCCGCCCTCTGGAATGACCTCTGGGAACAGATTGACCATGCGATTGTCGGCAGCATTGACGCTGCGCGCAACGTAGCTGGAGCCAAGAATCGGGGTTTTCATCAATAGTTACCGGCGTAGATGTTGAACCGCTGACGTGAGGCCACAATGGCGTAAGGCATAGACATGATGTCGTCAGGATTGTTGATGCGCTTTAGATTGCGCTTGCTGGTCATTGCAATTCGTTGGACTTGGGGGCTTGGTTCAACGCCAAACTCAGGTGCAATTTCCATTGCCAAGTTGTACGTAAAAGCTCGCAAATAGCCTGGTGGAAACAAGATATTGGTCACCAAAGTGGCGGGCTGAGTCAATTCTTGGACGCTTACAAAATGCCATTCCAAGTCACGTGTAGGACGTGGGTAAATGTACATTTCAACATCGGGGTAAGTCATGTTGACAAAAATGACTTGCGGGTATGTTGACGTTACAGTCTTAACTGCAATGCCGTTGTATTGTTGTTGATTGATAAATTTAATGCCATAAGACACGTTAGTGCCCGCATCGCGGTAGTAGGTGGCGTCATCCAGCAAAACTGGGCGCAAGCCTACAAAGTTACCTGATGGGCCAAGAGTGCGCTTAATTTCACCGGCAGGCCAAGTAAATATCTGATCTTGGGTGCTAAAAACCGATAGGCGTTCAGTGTTCCATGAATCAATCATTTGATTCAGCGCCATCAGCGAATCTTGAGACACGGACGCAGAAGTTGTTTCGCCTTCAGCCAACACACCAAGCAATCGTAATGCTCTATTAATTTGATCGCCAGCAGTGTAGATGGCCATGTTTATGCTCCTTGTTCGACCACCTCTGGTGATCGGCTACGACGACGTTTGACTTCCAGTTCGTTGACGACAGGAGCCGCCTCAACAGGCGTGTCTAAAGTATATCGTACCCAGCCATTTTTTTCATCTTCTACGGCTTCAAGTTCCATAGTTGCAACTTTGGCACCGTGAACGGGATGAGACATGTAGATAACAGACATAGTTTGAAAACGGGGGCTTTTGGCCCCCGTTTGGTTAGGCTGCGCCGTGGATAACGCAGAAGTTGATGACAACAGCTTCAGACAGCGAGCCGCCTGAAATGTTACGTAACGTGATGCTGACAGAACCAGTAGCTAGCGCGTTGGCAAATACGTTGTATGAGCCAGCGGTAGCTTGACCACCAGAGATAGTCAAAATCACGGTGTCGTTTGCACTGATAGTGCTATTGTTTAACGTGAATGTTGCGTTAGTGGCAGTTGCCAAAGACGCGTTATTCATTGTGATGCGGCCCATGCTTTTGTCCAGCGTTACCGCTGTCGATTTGCTTGTTGCCTGTGTCACAGTACCTTGAGCAGACGCAGCGTAGCCGATCTCCTCAGTTGCGTACATAGTGCTAAATTCAGGATCTAGATATGCAACGCCAGTGGCTTTTGTGTTTGACATGATTTTTCCTTTAAGAAAGGGCCCCGAAGGGCCCCATCAGGTTTACATCAAAAATGCAGAGTAAGCTGCGTCGCCAGTCTTCACAAAACGGTATGTGTATGCACCGAAACGTGGGACAGTGACAGAGCCATAGATCGTGATACCTGTGCCAGCCGTGACTGGAACGGTAGACGATGCGCCTGTGTTGTTGTTGTTGCAAATAGTCAAGCTGAAAGCTGAACCAACTTTTGCACTTGGGATAGCTGCATCAAGCAACGCTGCTGTGGGCAGAGTCACTGTCAATGTAGCGTCCGAGGCTTTTGCACAAACAACCAAACCAACTGCTACCTGAGCAGCAGTCAATGTGGTGTCCGCAGTCAAAGACGTGGGGATTGTTTGAACTGTGAGTTGAGCTTCTGTCAGATTGCCGTCACCAACTTGGTAACCGCCTGCGCCATTAGGTAATGCCATGATAAATTTCCTTAAAAAAGATTGAACAATGAAAGGGGCCGAAGCCCCGTTTCAATTTAGCCCCAGATGCGGCAGCCCATTTGTGGGCGGATGGTGCTGAAGCCATACAAAACGTCAATACGGCAAGGCATACGGTCGTTGTTGATGTCGTACTGACGAACAACGCGCAAGCTGATACCGTTATGAACTGCGCGAGCAGCCATATCGACGCCTTGGGGCAACAACAAGTCGGCGGTCGCAAAAGTGATCGCATCTTTGTGGTAAACCAAGTTCTGAGCGTACTGGCTAGAAGCAGTACCCACGAACACCACGGCCTTGCTGGTAGCAGGCAGTGAAGTCATGGTTGCCAAAGCGTGGCTGGCCGAGTACATAGGGGCCACGGTCACAGTAGCAGTGGTAGTGGTGGTTGAAGAAGCCAAAGCCACAAACTGGAACAACGAACCAGTGGATTCACGGGTTTGTGGGTTCACAGCGTAGACATCAGCGATTGTGAACACGTCACCAACAGCGATGGTTTCACCAGAGCCGACAGTCAATGTCAGAGTAGATGCACCTTCAGAAGTCACGGCAGCGCCAGTGGTGTTGCCAGTAGCAGCACGTGTGCCGGTGGTGTGTTGCTTGATTGACTGAGACATGTTGACTTCATCAAAGCCCAACACGCCAGTGCCCATCATGCCGTTCTTGAACTGCTTGCTGATGGTGTCGGTGGGGTTAAACAAACCCTTCATGCCTTCAACCAAACCAGCGTTAGCAGCGGGGTTGACGGTAGCGTAACGTGGTGACATCACGGCAGCGTTTTCGTTCAGCTTCTGCTGGGCTTGCAACAAGACCAAAGAAGTAGAAGGAGTGGTGCCAGGTGTACCAACAGAGTTACCGATGGTTTTGTAAGCATTGGCAACGTCAGCATCAATGCTGGAGGCCAATTGGCTGATACGAGGCTTCAGAACACGTTCTGCGAAGTCGTCCAATTGCATGGTCAATTCAGCAGATGTGAAGTTCACGCCGATGTGCTTTTGTGAAGCAACAGTCAAAGTGGTGAACTGTTCGTTGTCGTCTTGAACTTGCAAGGCGGCACCGTCAGTTACCAGAGCGCGGTCGGGTAAACGGATACGCAGTGTAGAACCAATCTTGGCACCTTCAACAGCAAAGCTGTCGTCGTACTGACGGTTCACGTTACGGGTGAGCACCAGGTTGTTCTCAAGAATCTCAAGAGCTTTGCGGGTGATCATGTCGATCGTTAAGATACTATTAGACATGAAAAAAATCCTTCAAAAATTGTTTAGCGGTTTGCCTGTGCTTGCCACTTTTTCATCTGTCTTGCTCTTTCAGCTTCAATCCACTGCGAATCGGTCATGGTCTTGGTAGACCGTGGATCCGTAGTGTCATAGGCTGGGCTCCCAGAAGAGCGAGCAGTGACAGGCGAAATCGGTGCTGGCGCAGACGTGGTTCGTTTCACGGGAGGATCATTGGCCATTTTGGCCTCAATCTTCCCAATTTCTTTAGCTTGCACGATAGGCGAAAGACGAGAAATTCGATCTGCTTCCTTGGGGTTAGCACCGAGGTAGTAAGCTACTTCAGGGCCTATGTCCGAGGCTCGGATCGACTCAGCCATCACGTCTGTGATTGGAAGTTTCGGGTTGTATGCGACTTGTTCAAAGTCATCATACTTAGACCGAGCTTCTTCTTCCTTTTCGTGATAAGACTCAATGATTGCAGATTGCTGCCTTGCTTGTTCTCGCTGGGCAAGCAGTTGTTCGGCTTTCTGATATGCCAATGCATCTGCATAAGCTTCAGTGCTTTCAAACTGATCGACTGACGGAATACTTGCTGGCGCTCTCAGCGTCTGGGCTTCCGCTTGACGTTGAGACTGCTCTCTTTCCCACTTACGTTGTTCTCTTGCAAGCCTTTTGCCGATTGCTGCATCAAGTTCTTCTTGGGTAAAAACCCGTGAAGGCTCTTTTGCTTCTTCAGCGACTTCCGG